GGTATGTTTGATGCTTGGAATTCCCAGTTTAACGCGGAGAAACGCGCTAGACACTTGAAGGTCTACCCACTCGTCGCAGAGTGCACGGTGAAGCAATTCACTGACAAGCAGATCTTTGTCAAGGTCGAAGCGCTTTTGAAGCGTCATGATTCTAACTGGGCTCCTCGCATCATATACCAGTCCAGTGACCTCCATAATGTCATTCTTGGCCCCGTTATGCAGGCTTGTACCAAGCGTATGTTTAACGGTTTTGATTTAGCTACTGATCCTTCTTCCGTTGTGTTTTCTGGTGCGTACAGGAAGCAAACGGAAGATTTAACAGATTTCATTTGTTCTGGTGCACCTTCTGGTGCTCAGTTCGTGGAATCTGATTTCAGTAGCAATGATCAGACTCAAGTCAGGGATGTTCATCTTTTGGAGGTTCAGTGGCTTCGTCGTTTGGGTGCTCCTAAGTGGATCACTAGTCTTATGTTGCACGCCAATTCGTTTGCTGTTACCAGCAAGGGTTTTGGTCTTCGTGCAAGGATTAGTAATCAGTTGCCCACTGGTGCCCAGTCGACGACCTTCCGGAATTCGATGTGGAACGCCTCCATTGTTGAGGCGTTCGCCCTTAAACATCGTCTTCGTGGCAAATGTTTGGTTCTTGGTGACGATATGTTGTTTCGGGTTGATAACCCATTTACGCGTATCGGGCAGATGCGTCGTGCCTACACATTCGTTACCAAGCTTGCGTGTATGGTTGCTAAGGTGTTTGCTCGCAAGCATCTTAGCGAGTGCACTTTTCTTTCCAAACAGTTTGTCATGACGTCTTCGGGTTTCGTTCTTGTGCCTAAGTTGGGTAAGGCATTGGCGAGGTTTAACTCTTCGGCTAACAACAACCAGGGTTTGAGTGACCGCTCATACCTGGCTGGTAAGTCTTTGAGTTATGCTTATGAATTCCGCCATTGCCCTCCCATTTCTAGGTGTTTCCTGGAACGTTACCGTCAGCTTGCGCCTTCTGGTGTGGTCTCTTTCGCTGGCATTGGGTGGTTTGCAAAGGGTGCTTTTCTAGATTTCGGTTTAGATGGTGTCCTTTCTCGCATTACCACTTGTGCTGTTGCGTCTCGCGACGACATCACCAGGTTTTACCATTGGAAGTACGGCTTATGTTGTACTGACGTTTTGGTTTTAACCATGCGCTTTGTTTTCGGTGAAGACGACCTTGACCTTGCCGCCGTTGGGCGCATTGTCGAGGATTTTGTGGATTAAGGGGCACCCTTCTTTCGTTGAAGGTGCCTTAAGTTCCCCGGCAAATCGGATGTTTCCTCTAGC